TGATGCCGCTTGAACTTCTTGGCCGGCGGCACCTCGTTCTGATCGATGTACCACAGCTCCGTACTCACGTTCTGCAACAGCTCGTCGCGCAAGAACGCTCCGAGCTGATAGAGCAGCAGCTGCTCGTTGTGCTTGACCTCGTTGCCCACGCGCTTGCCGGTCTTGTAGTCGATGACGACGGCCTCGCCCGGCGCGATGTTCCACAGCACGTCAACCTTGATTCGGATGAACGTGCGGTCGAAGTCCATCGGATCGACTGGCAGCCAGCCATGATCGAAGCACCACATCTGCTCAAGTTCCAAGCGTTGTGCTGCTTGCTCCTCCTGGAGCTTAATCAGCTCTTTTTCGAAGTTCTTCAGCTCCAGACTTAGCGGAGATTCACCGCGTACGAAGCGTTCTGCATCCAGATGAATACGAGAGCCTCGGTCGAGAGGTGTCTCCCGCTCTTCCTTGGGAGGGAAAATCTTGTCGATGTACTTGAATTGGGCCTTACGTGGACAGGTTTCGAAGTCTATGAGTCGACTGTATGATCCAGACACGATGGGCATTGGAGAACTCCTTCTTGAGGAGTCTCCATTCTAATCATGCTCAACAAAACCACAAGGTGATGCGCGTAAGGAGCGCAGTTCTTCTGACACTCCAGGAACTTTCGCGCTTCGGTCTGTGCCCAGGCTACTGCTGCGGCACGAGCCCTATCAGCAGCTTCCATTCGTCTTCTCCTGCGCCCAGGCGCTTGGCCTCGGAGCGCACATGATGAGTGATCAATGTGCGCATCGCCTGATCCAGAGCGTAGTGATGATACGCCAGCACGAGCAGCTTCTGCAGTACTGGAGACAGCTCGTCCATGTCAACGCCGCTGTTTTTGATCATTTGCCGGGTGAGGTCGGCGAAATTGGAGGGAGCCTTGAGCACTACCTTGTTCGGGGGTTCTACGTCACTGACGACCGCACTGACTTCGAACGGTACCGGAATACTGCAAAGATCAGTCGCCTCAATCGTTATCTGGAACATTTGGCCTCCTTAATGCGTCAGCAATGAATACAGTGATGTCACGGGGTTTCCAGTCCTGGAAGCACTGAGCAACGACTTCCCGGTAAGCAATCTCCAGCGTGGGGCGTGGACCAGCTGCGGCAATAATGGCGTGCAGCGCCAGAGCTACGTCGACGTCTTCTGCCGAGACGTTCTGGATCGTATTGTCCTTCCAATCCGGAAAGACGAGGTCATAAGTCTCCTTCGGTGGATTTACGATCATCGCTCAACTCCTTTCGCAAGATGCGGACGACGTCGTCGAACGTCGCCGCTACCAATATCCTGGGCATGTAGCTCTCTGCTGATGTGCGTATGATGTAGCCGTTCTCGACACGTTCAACGCCAACTGCCGTTGTCATTTCACTGCCCTCAGTGGGGTGGGGGCCATCAGCCGCTCACCTAGTTTCTGCGTCTCCTCGTCCACGTTCCAGCTCACGCGCACGGAGCGAACGGGAGCACCGTCGATCCAATTGGGCATCAGCTTCAGGCCATAACGGCTGACAGCCTTGCCGAATTTGTGCGCCGTCGTGTGCTCCCAACCGACGGCATAGCGGAAAATGATCTGCAGATCTCCACGCTGCAGCGTGCTGATCGGCTCTCTGATACAGCGGGCAATCAATTCCTTGAATCCAGCTGCTACCGGATCCTGACCCGGCATCAGGTCAGGTCCCGGCAGCAGATCTACGAAAAAACGCAGGTTTCCCTCCTTGAGTGCATCCACCACGTCTTGCGGCGCGTCCGTAGTGACGTCCTGCACCGTCTGTTTCGCCTCGTTGAAGAGTGCCGTCGACGCCGCTCGCTCGTCCACCTTGTGGTCACGCAGCTTGGCTACAAAGCTGGGCAGCTCGCCGGCGATGGCAGCGAACTCGTCGTCACTGAGCACGAGACGCGTCTCCTGCCTGGGAGCGACGTTGAATCTCCGATCGTTCTTGTCGATCTGCATCGGATTGTGTCGATTCGACGCGAACAGCAAATTAAGATGGTTCGCCGCCTCTATCTGCCCCACGTACATCTCGCGAACTGACAGCGTCGGCTCAGTCACCCAGTTCTTCGCCTTTGCCACCAGCTTCTGCAGGTTCTTGACCTTGTCAGTATCACTCTCGTCCAGGAACAAGATGAGGCAGTTGCGCATGTAGCCGTTGTACTGATCCTCCAGGGCATCGAGCGTACGCTGCTGCGCCAGGGCGCCAAACAACGGCTTCATGATCTGGTTGTACAGCAGTCCTTTGCCGGTACCCGTCGTGCCGTGCAGGATCCACGCCGTCTTCGTCTTGGTCCGTCGCTGCCAGATGAACGCCAACCAGTTGAACAGGTGGGCGCGGGTCGTCGGACAGCTGCCGCTGATCGAGTCCAGGATCCGGTCCACTATTGGCGTGGGACCGGGCTGAAAGGTCGCCTGGTCGAGCATGTACTGCGTCGGCTCGAACAGATTGATGCGCCTGGCGGCGACATCGATGCGATCCAAGGAATTAAAGTCGTAAACGACGTCCCATGTTGGGATATAAGCCGGACGGAAGTTGTTCTTCTCCAGGCTGAAGTCGATCAGCTGCTGGCGCATGCGAGTTGGATGAACGTCCAATTCTCCCGTGTCGAAGTTGTACGATCCTCGGTAGTACAGCCCGGTCACACGGTCTGCCATCAACAGGAAACGAAGACCGTGTGGCAACACGTCTTCGTATGTGTCCCGTGTCAGGTCCAGCTGTTCGGCCTGGGCGTCTGCCTTGGCCTTGACGCGAGCCTCCTGCTCGGCTTCGCGCTCTGCCTTGCGCTCGGCCCTGGCATCCGCCTTGGCTTTGGCCTCTACTTCGGCCTGTGCCTTGCGCTCGGCCTTGGCATCCGCCTTGGCTTTGGCCTGTGCCTCGCGCTCTGCCTGGACTTCGGCCTTGAGCGCCTGCCTGGCAGTCTTGCGAGTCTCCACGGCCTCACGGGCAGCCTGTTCTGCTCGGGCCACGGCTTGAGGGTAGTAGTCTGGCAGCAGCTCGCGCAGGCTGTAGTTAGGCTCTCCCTTGAAGTTGAAGAGGATCTTCGGATCGTCGATCGGATGGTAATAGGCGCGTGAGTTGCCACCGTTCAGATTCAGATAGACGAAGCCACGGGCCACGTCGGCTATTTCCCACTCCTTGATCGGATCCGGGTCACTCAGTACTTCTTCGCCGAAGGTCTGGCGTGTCGTCCACTTGCGGAGAGGAAGACCCGCTTTCAGGCGTAGCTCATCGAGTAGCGCCAAGCGCTCTGCTTCAACGGAGACGATGGATGGCACCACCAGCTTGGAGTGCGCACGCTCTACGTGCTGCAGCCTGGGTGGCACCAGGTTGTCCACCACGCCTTCTCCTAAGAAGGGAGGTGCGACGTAAATCAGCTTGTCGTTCTGCGCCACGGTTATGTCGAGGGGCCAGTGCAGGCCCATGCCCGAGGCTTGCAGGTAGATGCGCTCACGCAGGAGCGGAGTATTCAGATTGAGGTAGACCAGGTAGTTCTTCAGCTCCTGGGCGGAGACTTCCTGGTCCAGGAGCATGAAGACATGGGCCGAAAGCCCTTTGTCGGGCACGATTCCCATAGAAGAACTGTATTGAAGAACGTGAGAAACATTGTTCACGCCTATCGCATCGAGCACATCGTCAATGTCTTCGATGCCAGTAAGCCCGTCGAAATCAAAGCAGACCCATCCGGTGGGAAGGGGGGAGGTCAGTCCTGCTCGGCTTTCGTTAACCAGAGGGCGAGTCAAAAGGCCTTTTAAGAGGCATCCGCCCTGCTCGGAGACATTTTTGACGATGGAGAAAAAATCTGACGTGGACGTCACCTGAAAAAAACTTGAGGCGAAATTCCGGATGTTCGGGTAAGGAATTACTGCTGGAAGATAAGATTTTCTTATTGGGATATCAGCGAAAAGAGCATGTAATTCCATGCGAGCAGTCTCCTTTAGGGGAAATCCGAGCCTACTCCCGTTAGGAGCGTAAGGCAAGCGAGGAATTAACCTACTGATCTGGTTAAGCTTTACATCCTTACTTACATTACACTAATAGACTATATATGAAGAAAAGAAAAAAGAAAAAATAAAGGAAGAGAGAAAGATTAAAATAAAGAAGAAGAGAGAAAGTAAAAAAAGAAAAAAAGAAAGAAGAGAAAAAAATAAAAAAAGAGAATTCTCTATATAAGAGGTCAAAATGGGGGGACGTTATGCGAAAGCGTAAGGACCCCAAAGCACTCCCCTGGCCATTCAATCTGGCCTCCGAAGAGGCCAGTTCGAGTGTCAGACGGCCCTCAGCCAGCGGTCCTTGGCCGTCTTGCCCGGCCGGTTGACGCCGGCGACTTCCCGGCACTCGTGGTGAGTCCGGGTCATGTTCGCCAGCTTGAACTGGAGGTCCGGCCTGGCGAAGTTGTACCGAGGGGTGTGCTTGTCGTCGCCTCTCTGCATGTGTTTCTCCTTGGTCAAAACTGGTAGTACCCGCCGCAGGTGCGCCAGAGCGCCACATGCGGAGCCAGCCATTCACGCTCGACTGGGTCGAGTTCGGGCAGGTGGGCTTCGATGGCGTCGGCCACCCTGAGGCAGGTAGCCTCGGAGATGACGTCGCCGTCGTTCATGCCAGAGAACTCGTGAACATCGACATCCCAGATCTTGAGGTGGTCGAGCAGCCATTTCCAACTGCTCCAGTTGTAGCGTCCCCAGCGGATATGGCCGTATTCGTCGCGGGGAGCGTCAGCGGATGGACTATGCGGTTTCAGATCCATTCCCATCGTCGGTATCCTCGGTAGTGGCGCCGTCCTTGGCGCCAGGGATTGGGTCAGTTCATCGACCGATCGTCGTTTTCGTTGACCGGACGGCCCTCCGAAGCGGTCTCGCGCTCTTCGCGTGTCGCCCCGGTGGAGACCTCGATCAACAGGTCGGAAACCTCCGTCAGCTGCTTCTCGACCTCCAGGATTGTGCCAGCGTACATCTTCTGGAGTTCAGGACGGCGGACTCGATCGATCAGCTGGTTCATCCGGTCCTTGAGGGCCTCGCCCTTCTCGATGACCTTGATCAGCAGCGTTTCCATGTCCTTCATGGTCAGTTTGTACTCTACCGGGTTGGCGCGAACGATGCCGTGCTCGATCTTGTTGCCGATCGAGTCGAGCTGCTGGCTGAGCTTCACCTTCAGCTCCTTGTTCTCCTTGGCCTGGTCGGCATCGGCCTTCTCGACCAGAGCCGTTGCCGCCTCGATCGAGATGCCCTTGATCTGGGCGACGTTCTGGATGTGCTTCTGCTGCTCATCCTCAGGGTACGTGCGTACGCTGCCGGTGTGCGTGTAGAACTCGGCGATGGCCTTGCCATCCACCGGCTGTGTGCAGAACGATGCGAAGTACGCCATAGCGACCTCGCAATCCAGCTGCGACTGCTCCCAGCGCTTCACGTTGGGGGAGCGTGGACGCTCGCGGAGGTTGCCCTCCATGAGCATCCAATAGCTGGCCTTGCTCCAGACCATGCCGGAGAAGGCGGACTCGCGCAGCCGATCGGGAAGAGAGGCCGCGAAGACTTCCATATCGAAGTTGTTTGCGTTCATGTTTAGCTCCTGTTGCCAATGATGTCGATGATTGCTGCCAGGCAGTAGCCCGCAGCGAAACCGATAAACGACCAGATAACGAAGTTCATCGTTTGTCCCCTTGTTTGCCAAATGTATCTAGGAGAAGCATGGCGACTTCGTACAACTCGTCCATGCTCTCCACCTGCTCCCAGAATTCCTCTGGGCTTTCCACTGTTGCACCTACTGGGCGCTCATGCAGCGGAATCTCTTCGATGAATACCTCTCTAGGCTCCATCGCGTGTTGTTCCTCCAGGGTCAACCCTCCTGCCGGCCTGGTGTAGCCGGCAGGCGGCTTGGCTCTGCCTTGTGATCTTCAGATTTTCAATCGTCCTCCTTGCCGGGGGCAGTTCTTTACTCAGCACGAAGAGGAAGTTCGTTGTCAGCGAATGCCTCTCCTTTCTTGCGGCTAGATTCCAGCCGCAGAAGTTTCCCGTTGGCCAAGCGACACGCGCTCAGCCAGAACTCCTTCTCCTCGGGGGAGGAGGACGATGCTACTGCAGCCCTGAACTCGGTGTAGAGACGCAGCAGCTCCCTTGGATCGTTGGAGTTAGTACCGAGCTGAAACTCGACTTCCTCCCAGATCCCTTCTTTGGTCTCTGTGTCCATCAGTACACTCCGAGTGGGGGGTAGCCAAAGTGCTCGCACGATTCGATGCGAGCCTTGATAAGCGCGGTCACCGCTACGCGATAACCGAACTTATCCAGTTCCAGCTGCAGCATGAGCTTGGAGTCCTCGGTGTGATAGGACTCCTTCGGTGAGAAGAGCTTTTTGAACAAGTTCATGGAAGTCTCTCCAGCAATCTCGCGATGAACTCGACAGTAGCACTGCCGAGAATTACGAAGATGATGACGAACACCAATCTGGGGCTCATCTGTTACCTCCTTTCCTGAACAGAGAATGGAAATTGCGAGGAACACACACCCGCAGTACCGGCGCGTAAGCGCCGAAGGAAAAAATTAAGTTGGACGTCCGTCCAATTTTTGGACGCTTGTCCGAAAACTGATTTTCCATCAGCGCCTCCTGGGGGGAGGACGTGCTGCGATGCAGCATTTTTCGTGGGGGCAGCCCTGCCGGGCGCTCACGCGTGCGTGATGTCGTCCACGTTCGTGGACTCTGAGAGAGATCATGGTGTCTGCTAACGCAGCCACCATGATAGCGCGCTCCCCACGCATTGGGCTCTCCCCGCCTTTTGGGCGGGTGGCAGGGGCACTACGCCTGGTTCAGGCGCAGCAGCTCTGCCCGAAGGAGCAGGTTGAGGATGGCGGCGTCGTCGGCCGTCATCACTGGAAGCTCGATGTTCGCCACGTACCCGTGACGAGCCACGGACTGGGCCATGGCGACCAAGAGGTCGAACGGCACCGACGGGGTGAGGATTGTTGCGGCGGTCATGACGATCTCCTGAGGGATGGCGCCGTCCTTGGCGCCGGGTTGGCTAGCGGTTGGCTAGCGGTTCGATCTCGGGGTTGGTGAGCCGGCGCTTGATGCGCCTGTTGAGCCGGCGAAGCTCGTGGTTGAGCAGCTGGCGCGTGTTCTGCGCAAGCTCCTCGACCTCGGGGTGATTCCGGACGCGGTTGATGCGGGCCTTGATGGTGTCAAACATGGCGACTCCTCCGGGTGGCGGCGGTGATAGCGCGAACTAGCAGGACCACTGCGGCGATGCCCGCGAAGGTGCCGAACTGCAGTGCGAGCAGCTGCCAGCCAACGGTGAACAAGTTCCACACATCCAAGTTGCACACGATCTCGTTCATGGTTCACTCCTGGTGAGGGATGGCGCCATCCTTGGCACCGGGTTGGGGGCTACGCGGCCTTCCGGGCGCGACGGGGCTTGGCAGCCTGAGCCGAGAGCAGCTCGGCGAGGGCTGCTTCGAGGGCCTCGACGCGGGCTTCGAGGGCGGCGATGTCCGGGGACTGCGGGGCCGGGGACTGCGGGGCCGGGGACTGCTGGGCCTGCTGCGTCGGGCGGTAGACGTAGGTCTTCGTCCGGAGGTCGTTGTCGAAGACGTCGACCGAGACGGGGGTCTGCGAGCTGTCCGCGAGGGCGCGGGCCTGGGCACGGGCGGCCTCGTAGGTGGAATACGAAGCGTTGTTCACCACGAAGTAACGGGACATGGCACCCTCCTGGGGTGAAGAAAGGAAGAGAAGAACTGCACTAAGCACGCACCCGCAGTAACCGCGCGTAAGCGCGGAAGACCGGAGGACACGCGCGGTGTTCCGCGTGTCCGACGGGTACGTCGGGGATCTGCAGTGCTGCTCGCCTGGGAGCGCTTGGGATCTGCATTGCTTTTCGCCTGGGAGGGGGCGGGGGGGATGATGCTGAGGCTTGCGTGTGGGAGGGCATGGCCAGGTGGCAGGGCACCTGGGTAAGCATGCTTTTTGTTGAGCGTTTCCGAATCCGAAGTGGGTAGCCCTTTTGCCAAGTCGGTACCATCCCTTCCCCCATTCGCGGCTGTCGTTTTTTCCCCACCTTTAGGGTCCCCTTTAGGGTCCCCTTTCGGTTTTGGTTTTCGAATCCGAAGGGGGTGGGGGGGTTTTTTGTGATATATGATTCTGTATATGGAATTGATCGCCAGACTGAATCCGCAGGAACGGGCGTACGTCGATGCTCGTCTGCTGGGGCTCACTCCTCATCAGGCTGCAGCTCGGGCGAACTTCGCTCATCCGGAAGTCGCGTGGCCTATACAAGAGGCCAAACCGGCGGTCAGTGCCGCCATTGCCGCCGGGTTCGAAGAGGCGAAGCAGAAGTTCCAGGTGACACGCGAGGAAGTGGTCGATGGGATCCGTGAAGGGATCGACATCGCCAAACTGGCTTCGGATGCAGCTAGTGTGATCCGCGGCTGGTCGGAGATAGCCCGCATCTGCGGACTTGTTGCACCGCAGCAAACGCAGGTGAAGGTGGACGTGACGACGCAGATGCTGTTGCCGTCCCAGTATCAGGAACTCAGCGACGCGGAATTGCTGCGCCTGGTGGACAAACAGCGCACGTTAGAGGGTGAGTATGAGCTTTCAACGGCAGAAACCGACGCCGGAGGAGCTGCAGAAGTTGAGGGAGACGCAGCCTCCGACTGGCCCCCTGACTTGCCAAGAGTGCCAGCAGACGAAGCCGAGGACGAACTTTCGCACCTGGACGACGGTTCCGGCCGTCTACTCTCTACGGTGCAAGGCGTGCGAGTCGGTCGAGGAAGCCGACCATTTGCGCAAGCAGATGTTGGAGCGGCAGTTAAGAAAAAGTACGCGCGCCGCGCTAAAGGACGTCACGAAGGTGGTGGTAAAGGCCGAAGCGCAGCGGCGCTTGGCGACACGGCAGGCAAAACGCAGGCGTAAGTCGAAGGAAGAGAAGGTTGCTCGGGCTGCGGTCAGGGCAGAGACCGCAGCTGAGAAGGAGCTGGCCAGTCGCACGCTGGCACGACGCAGTCTGCTGCACTACATCGAGCGATCGATGTCGGAGTACGTGCCAGGCTGGGTGCACGAAGACATCTGCATGCGGCTGGAAGCGTTTCTGGAAGCCGTTGAGAAGAAAAGGTCCCCTCGTCTGATGCTGTGGGTTCCGCCGCGGCACGGAAAATCGGAGATTGCGTCGGTCCGGTTCCCTGAGTGGGTGCTGGGCAAGCACCCGGAGTGGGAATTCATCGCGACGAGTTACGCAGTCGATCTGCCGCTGAACTTTTCGCGCCGAATCCGTGCGCGCTTGCAGGAAGACACGTATCACGCCGTGTTTCCCCAGTCCCGGCTGTCGAAGGACTCGACTTCGGCTGAATTCTGGCGCACGACAGCCGGCGGAGGCTACCGTGCAGCCGGTGTTGGCGGCGGTATTACCGGCATGGGCGCCAATGTGCTGCTCGTCGACGACCCGGTGAAGGACCAGGAGGAGGCGGATTCCGAGACGATCAGGGAAAAGGTGTGGAACTGGTTCACCACCACGGCTTATACCCGTCTCGCACCCGGTGGCGGAGTGCTGGTGATCCAGACTCGCTGGCACGACGACGACCTGAGCGGCCGTCTGGAGCGCCAGATGCAGGACATCGAGAAGGCGCGGGCCGAGGAATTGGCGGAAATCCGTCAGCTCTACCACAACGCGATGACGGCAGAGGCGAAAAAGGAGGCTGATGCCCGGTATCACGCGTGGAAAGTGGCCGAAGCGACGTACGATCGCTGGACGATCGTCAAATATCCGGCGATTGCGACGGTCGACGAGTGGTTTGACCCGGCTTCCAAGCGGATTCTTACCGAGCGGAAGCCGGAAAATCCGCACCAAGGGCTCAAATTGCTCCGGAAAGTCGGCGACCCGCTGCATCCGGCGCGTTTTGGGGCCAATCAGCTGGCAAAAATCCGGCGGACGCTGCAGCCCAGGCACTGGTCGGCGCTGTATCAGCAGAATCCGGTGCCGGACGAGGGCCTGTTTTTCACGAAAGACATGTTTCGGTACGTCCCGACGCGCCCGGACCACCGGGATATGTACGTGTTCGTCACTTGGGACCTCGCTGTTGGCCAAAAACAGTCGAATGACTGGACCGTAGGGGTTGTCGGCGCGCTGGACTGGAAGGACGACCTGTATATCCTCGACGTGCTGCGCGCAAAGTGGTCGTCGCACCAGCAGGCGGACGTGATAATCGACACGCACATCAAATACGGGGCTACGTTGACCGGAATCGAGAAGGGCGTGTTGGAATTGGCTCTGAAACCGCATCTGGACAGGCGAATGCGGGAGCGACGGCAGTACATCACCCTGGCCGAAGGCGATATTGCGCTCAGACCCGTTACCGACAAGATCATCCGTGCCCGTCCGCTGCAGGGACGGCTCCAGCAGGGCAAGGTTCTGCTACCGGCGGATCAGCCGTGGGTGGATCAGCTGGTTCAGGAGTTTCTGCGGTTCCCCGGAGGCCTGCACGATGACATAGTCGACGCCACTTCCTGGCTGGTTCGGGTAGTTTTGGGCCACGGTGCACCCCCTGAACCAAAAAAAGCAGTAAAATTCAAGTCCTGGAAAGACCGACTGCAAATTACGACCGGACGTCGGCATTGGATGGGAGCGTGATATGGCTGTAGACACGGCAGCACAAACCGCAAAGACGCAATTGGACGCCGAGCGCGACCGGTTGTCGCGTCGACAGAGATTTTTGGCGATCGTTGAGCAGATGGTGGAGTCATGGACCGAGGAGCAGACCGAGGCGATGTTGGAGCTGGCGACCGTGTGGCAGGCGGCGGCGCAGACGCGGTACGGATTGGCCAACACCGGACGGCTGTCGACGTCGACGCAGAGATAGCGGCGGTCTTGCGTGAAGCACAGATCTGGTTGGCTATGACTGAGCGCTTGCTGGGCGCAACGGTGCACTGACATGGCTGAAGGCGGCGAGAAGCGCAGTCCGACATCACATAGGACACCTGGGCAGATCAAGCGTCACGGTCGAACGTATCAGGCAAGCGAGGAGCAGAAGAAAAACCGCGCACAGCGCAACAATGCACGCGCAATGCTGGAGCGCGAAGGAGCCGTTTCGAAAGGAGACGGCAAAGACGTGCATCACAAGAAGTCCCCCATGAAGGGTGGCAAAAACGACCGCAGTAATCTCCAAGCGGTATCGAAGAGCATCAATCGCGGCCATGGCCAGAGGTACAAATGACCCTGTACGCTGAAGCGACGATCACCGTGTCGTTTCCATTGAAGGAGGACGACGTCGAAGATGCCGGGTTTTACTTAGCGGACATCCTTCGAGACTACTCTTTGATGCTGCAGGACGAGATGGTGCAGCCGCGGGGGCAGCTGGTCGAAGTGCTGAACGGGCGGGTCGTGGCAGCGCAACGGATAAGCAGTCGTGTCTAACCGCGCTCTAGAAACCTACGAAGCGTACTGTTACGCCAGAGATGCGGGCCATCTCGATTTCGTGACGAAAGCCGAGGCGTGCGACAACTACTTCGTTGGGCAGCAGTGGGACACGCAGGTGGCGAACCGCATGCGTGCACTCGGCAAGCCGATGATCACGCTGAACAAGACGCTGTCGACATGCGCAGCGGTGTTCGGCGAACAGCTGCAGAACCGGGCGGATGTGAGTTTCCGCCCCGCGCGGTCCGGTACTGAGGAAATCGCGGCGACGCTGGACAAGATCTGGCTGCACTTGGCCAACAACAATGCGGTGGATTGGCTGGAGTCCGAGATTGCGGCGGATGGGTTCATACGCTCTCGTGGATTCTTCGACGCGCGCATCGAGTTCGACGATCACATGCAGGGCGAAGTGCGCATCACGCAGTTGAATTCGAAGAACGTGGTGATCGATCCGGACGCGGAAACGTATGATCCGGACGGATGGAAGGAAGTATTCGTCACGAAGTGGCTCACGCAGGGCGATTTGGCGGCGCTGTACGGCGAAGACGTGGCCAAAGAGATGGGCAATCGTCCGTCGAACAGCTTCCAGTATCAGTACGACAGCCTGGATTGGCTCCCGGATAACTTCGGTTCCCGCGAGTGGGTGAACCGATACGGTGCGGCGATGGATTCGCAGACGCGCCGCTTGTTCCGTATCGTCGAGCGGCAGTACCGCGAACGTCGCATGCGGGAGCACTTCGTTGATCTGAACACGGGGGACATGCGCCCGGTGCCGGAGAAGTGGTCGCGCGACCGGATTGCGTTCGTGACGCAGGAGTACGGGTTCGAGGTAATCAAGCGGAAGGTCGAGCAGATCCGGTGGACGACGATCTGCAGCGACGTCGAGGTGCACGACTCGTGGAGTCCGTACAAGCACTTCACTCCGGTGCCGTTCTTTCCGTTTTTCCGCCACGGCAAAACGATCGGCATCGTCGAAAACATCATGTCGCCGCAGGATCTGCTGAACAAGAGCGTCAGTCAGGAGCTGCACATCGTCAATACCACGGCGAACAGCGGCTACAAAGTCAAAGCCGGCGTGCTGGCGAACATGACGCTGACGGATCTGGAGGAGCGCGGAGGCGAAGACGGACTGGTCATCGAAGTGCACGACATGGGCGGTCTGGAGAAATTCACGCCCAACTCGGTGCCGACTGGCCTGGACCGCGTGAGCTTCAAGGCCGACGAAGCGCTGAAAGAAGTGTCGATGGTCAGCGACTCGATGCGCGGTTTTGACCGGGCAGACGTGGCGGCCAAGGCTATCCGCGCCAAGCAGGCCCGTGGCACCGTCAGCATGGCGAAGCCGTTCGAGAACCTGGCGCAGACGCGCAAGCTGCTGGCGCGCAACGTGCTCGATCTGGTGCAGGAGTTCTACACCGAGACGCGGGTGCTGAACATCGTTGGCCGCGACATCAACGCGGGAGTCGAGCAGCTGACGATCAATCAGCCGATGGAAGATGGGTCAGTGCTGAACGATCTGACTGTCGGCGAGTACAGCGTCGTCGTGACGACGGTTCCGGCGCGCGACACGTACGAGCAGTCGCAGTTCCAGGAAGCCCTGGAGATGCGGCAGGCCGGCATCGCTATCCCCGACGACGTGCTCATCGAGCACTCGCACCTCAGCCGCAAGACCGAGATCGCCAAGCGGCTTACGGGCGACGGCGGTCAGGAGCAGCAGATGCTGCAGCAGATGCAGCTGCAGGCGATGCAGCTCGATCTGGCGCTCAAGGAGGCTCAGGTCAACAAGACGAATGCGCAGGCTGCGGCCCAGCAGGCCAAAGCGCAGAAGGACGCCATGGAGCAGCAGGGAGCGCCCGATCAGGCGGCGCAGCTGCAGACGTTGGCGCAGATCGAGCGCGACAACATGGCCGCCGCGGCAGAGCAGGAGCGCGAGATGGAGCGTCTGCAGATGGAGCGGGCGAAGTTGATGTCGAACCTCGACATGACTCGGGCAAAGAACGAGCACGGTATGCGCCTGGCTTCGGCCAAAACCCTGGCGCAGATTCAACTCAACAAGGAGAAAACGAAAAATGCCGCCCAAAGCACAACCCGCAGAAGTTGATATCGACTACGGCGATGCTCTGCCCGAAGAGCTTGAGCCGGAAGTCGCCCCTGAGCCTGAACCCGAGCCGGAAGTCACCCCCGAGCCTGAACCCGAGCCGGAAGTTGCCCCTGAGCCTGAGCCAGAGGTCGCTCCCGAGCCTGAGCCGGTAGCCAAAGGAGGAATTCCGAAGCACCGGCTGGACTTCGCGCAGCAGAAACGCCGCGAAGCGGAGGAGCGCGCGGCGCTGCTGGAGGCGGAGCTGGCGAAGGTCCGCAACGACAAGCCGTCGCAGGAGTCGCCGCCGGAGGCGGCATTCGATGCGCAGATGGTCGAGCTGGATCTGAAGATCGAGCAGGCCCGGCTAGACGGAGATGCGCGACAGGCAGCGCAGCTGCTCGGACAGCAGCGGGCCATGGAGCGGCAGCGCACCGAGTGGCTGGCCCGGCAGAGCAGTTCTGCTGCAGCGCAGCATGCGACTGAGCAGAGCAAGCTCGACGGGATCATTACCCAGCTGGAGGAGGCGTTTCCGCAGTTCGTCGAAGGGGCGCCGGAGTACGACAAGGACCTGGTCGAGCAGGTGCTGGATCTGCACCAGGCGTTCCTGGCGAAAGGGGATCGGCCCAGCCAGGCCATGGCCAAGGCTTCCAGTATGGTGCTGCGGCTGAACGGCTTGCTTACGGACGACGAGGTCACGAAGGACGTGGCGGCTGCGGCGAAAGCCGGGGCCAAGCCTACCAATGTGACCAAAAACGTCGCCGCGGCGAAATCCCAGCCGCCGACGATCGAAAAAACGGGGTTGGACAGTGATAAGGCCGGTGTAAGGCGCAAGCTCGACTTGTCGAAGATGTCTATCGAGGAGTTCGAGAAGCTAGGGGAGTCCGATAGTTTGGCACGCACCAGAGGAGACTATGACCTATGAAGAAGGGTAAAGGCGGTAAAGGCAAGGGCGGCGGCGGCAAGAAGGGCTGCTGACACATGTAATCTGGCTGCGGGAAACCGCAGCCAGGAAACTACATGCTAGAATATTGACAATCTCGATTGGCGCACGTAATGCGCCCGCGGGACGCTAACCGCGTAACCAACGGTGCCTGAGCGACGCTGTAGCGACAAACAGCCGGGTTTGGTGGGCCGTAATCCATCGAATGCTGGTTTTGTTCGTCCATCTACAGAGGAGTCGCCATAATGGCACTTACCAACTTTGCAAGACTGACCGGCGAGCAGAAGACTGCTTGGTCAATGGATGTCTGGAAGGCTGTCCGTAACTGGTCGTTCCTGACTCGATATCTTGGCTCCGGCCCCGACGCCATGATTCAGCGCATCACTGAGCTGAAGCAGACCGAGAAGGGCACCCGAGCCGTCATCACGCTCGTTGCGGATGCTGAGGGCGACGGCGTCGCGGGCGACCGCACCCTGAAGGGGAACGAGGAGGCTCTCAAGTCGTATGATCAGGTGATCCGGGTGGATCAGCTGCGTCACGCGCACAAGCACGAGGGCCGCATGGCCGAGCAGAAGTCGATCGTGAGCTTCCGTAAGGAAGCGCGCGACATCCTCGGTTTCTGGCTGGCCGACCGCATCGATCAGATGGCGTTCCTCACGCTGTCTGGCGTTTCGTACTCGCTCAAGAACGACGGTACGGCCCGCACGGGTTCGGATCTGCCGTATCTTGAGTTCGCGGCTGACGTCACGGCTCCTTCCACCAACCGCTATCTGGTGTGGGACGCCACTGGCTTCGGTGTCAACAGCGCGAATACCTCGCTGGTGGCCGCCGATACGCCGACCTACGACATGCTGGTCGACCTCAAGGCGATCATGCAGGATCGGTACATCAAGCCAATTCGCGGTTCTGAGGGGCTGGAAGTCTATGCGCTCTTCATGACCCCGAAGGGCATCG